ACCCGTGCCCTCTTTGATATGACCAAGCGGTTCCATGAGCATTGCCCTGAGATTCTCAAACCCCACACCAAGTACAGCTCAAGACGGGAGATATCATTCGATGTTCTTGATTCAAGTTTTGTGGTTGCAACAGCAGGTGGTGAGAGCATTGGACGGGGTGAAACGCTCACTCATGTCCATGCGTCAGAGCTGGCATTCTGGCAGAAATCAACTGCCCTGGATAACTGGAATGGGATTACTCAGGCAGTTCCCAACGCAAAAGGTACTGCCATTGTTGTCGAGAGTACAGCTAACGGTGTCAATGGTATTTTTTACGACCTGTGGCGTGGTGCTGTCGATGGCAGTAATGGCTATGTACCTGTGTTTATACCTTGGTATATCAACCCTGAATATTGCGAACAGGTGCCTGAGAATTTCGAGAGAACGCCTGAAGAAATAGAGCTAGCTGACAAGTATGACCTGGACGATGGACAGCTTGTCTTCAGAAGAAAGAAGATTGCACAGAATGGGCTTGACTTGTTCCGTCAGGAATACCCTGGTGAACCAGACGAAGCCTTTTTAACCACAGGCCGTCCAGTGTTCAATCCTGAGCAACTAGCCAAGCAGTTAGACGAGACTAGAGACTTAGAGCAGCGTCTAGCACTTGAAGGTGGCGAGTGGATCCCCAACCACCGAGGCGAACTCTTCACCTTCAGACCCCATGTGCCTGGCGAGCAGTACGTCATAGGTGCTGATTGCTCTATGGGTGTCAGAGGTGGTGACTATAGCTGCGCTCAAGTCCTAGACAGCAAGAAGCGACAGGTAGCCATCTTCAGAGCGCACGTTCACCCGGACCACTTTGCTGAAGTGCTTTTCAGTCTAGGTGAGTTTTACAACGAAGCGTTTATCTGCGTAGAGAACAACTCTCATGGCATTTTGACCTGTACCCGGCTTGGCAAAGATATGGCCTATCCGAACTTCTACACTGAAGTTCAGCATGACAAGGTAACCGATAGAGAGACTGTGAAGCTAGGTTTCTCAACCACAGCAAAAACTAAGCCCCTCATCATCGACCAGCTCCGAGCAGTTGTACGCGAAAGTGAGCTTGAGTTGAATGACAAAGTGACCATCCGCGAGATGATGACCTATATCGTTACTGAGACAGGTGCAATGCAAGCCGAATCCGGGTGCTTTGATGACTGCGTGATGTCCTTGGCATTAGCCAACTACGTTCATCAAGGTGCCTGGGAACCAATTGAAAGCAGTGACTCTTACTACATAGAGATGGTATAACCAATGACAAAAAAGCGTAAAGACTATAAGAAGCTCGAAGACAGCAACATCGTGACGCTAGTCGATGAGCAGGTTGGACTGTCAGTCGGCTACGCTGACTCTGAGCTGTCATCAGAACGTGCGAAAATCATTGACTACTACAATGGTGTCCTCCCAAAACCTGTACACGATGGTAACTCAAAGTATGTATCGCTAGATGTCTACGATTCAGTTTCCAGCCTCAGTGCTGCACTCCTCGAAACCTTCTCAGCGGGGAACAAGACGGTACGCTTTGCACCTCAGAATGCTGATGATGTCGAGATGGCGCGTATCTGCACCGAGTACACCGACTTTGTTGTCAACCGCCAGAACGACAGCTACACGATTATGTCTACGGCTATCCACGATGGCCTGATTGCTAGAGCCGGGGTTGTCAAAGTGTTCTGGGAGGATTCAGTCGAATATGACTACGAGGACTTCACAGATATCACCGATGGTGAACTGGATATGCTATTGGCTCAAGACGATGTGGAGCTAACTGAAAGTACCACAGATGAGCTTGGACTTATCTCAGGCACCATCAGCATTGAGCGTGACACTTCCCAGGTTGTGATTGAAAACATTGCCCCTTCAGAGTTCTTGATTGAGTCTCAAGCTAAGAGCCTTGACGATGTAAACTTCTGCGCTCACAGGACTAAGAAGACAATCTCCGAGCTACGTCTTGAAGGTCACTCCGAGAAGCTCTTAGAAAAGATTGGTGAACACAGCGATGTAGACTTAGACACAGACCCAGAAGTCCTCGCTAGATTTGACAATGTAGGCAACTTCCGTAACGTAAAAGCGGAGGGATATCAGGACCAAGTCAGAAGTGTCATGGTCTACGAAGCCTACATTATGCTTGATGTTGAGGGGTCGGGAGTTGCTGAACTCTATAGAGTAACCAAAGCTGGCAATGTCCTTCTCTCGAAGGAAAAAGTATCCAGAAAACCGTTTATTGCTTTTGTTCCTCTCCCGGTCCCTCACTCTTTTTATGGAAACAACTTTGCAGACAAGGTGGTAGCCACCCAGAACGCTCGTACAGTCCTAACCCGGTCCATCCTTGACCACGCTATGGTCACCAATAACCCACGTTATACAGTGGTTAAGGGCGGTCTAACCAACCCCCGCGAGCTAATCGACAATCGTGTTGGCGGTATAGTGAATACCACCAGGCCAGATGCCATCTCCCCGATGCTCCAAACGCCTCTAAACCCCCATGTCTTCCAGACGATTCAGATGTTGTCCGAAGACAAAGAGGACACTACAGGCGTTTCAAAGCTGTCTCAGGGCCTTAACAAAGATGCCGTGAGCAAGCAGAACTCAGCGGCAATGGTCGAACAACTTGCCACCATGTCTCAACAGCGACAAAAGATAATCGCCAGGAACTTTGCAACACAGTTTGTGAAGCCTCTATTCCAAGAGGTTTACCAACTTGTTTGTGAGAATGAGGAGCAAGAGCGCATTGTTGAATTGAGCGGTCAGTATGTGGCCTGTGACCCTCGTGCCTGGAAAGAGAAGCGTGACGTTGTCATTGAGTTGAACTTGGGCTACGGAGAGCAAGAGCGCGAAGCTCAGAAGTTCATGGCGATGCACCAGACGCTAGCAAATGACCCGACCCTCTCAAAGATGTACCAACCTCAGAATCAGTTTGCACTGATGGCTAAAGTCATGGAACTCACAGGCATTAAAGATGTTGCCTCTTACCTGACTCCCCCAGACAAATTGCCACCTGAGCAGCCAGACCAAGGTCAGCAGCTACAGATGCAACTCGCTCAGAAACAGATGGAAATTCAAGAGCGTCAAACTGCGGTTGCCGAGATGAAGGCCCAGATGGATTCACAAATCGCTCAGATGAAATTGCAGCTAGAGCAAGCCAAAGCTGAGAACCAACACGCAATTCAGTCCGACAATCAGGACTTGAAAGAAGCTCAACTGAGACATAAGAAAACTATCGCTGAAGCTGAGTTGGCACTCGCTGCTCAAGCTGATGAGATTACCGCTATTGCTTCCCCAGGGTAGCTACCCCCACCAAGTCTTTTAAAAGGAGAGGCTGAACATGACACAAGAAGACCAAATGGTTGCGCTGGGCACCGATGCTGAACAATTCTTGAACAGCGAGGTGTTCACCTCAGTCGTGAACTCACTTGTCGAGCTGAGTTTCAACACTTACATCAACTCAGCACCGAAAGATATAGAGCAGCGAAACGCTGTCTACTACCAGTACCAGGCATTACGAGAAATTGTCGACACGATTAAACAGCGTGTTGCCATCCGTGATGAAATCGAAAGCACCACCAGTAAAAAAGAAAAAAACAACGAGGAATAGACCATGTTAGCTAACGTCGAAAGTCCCACCTCAACCAGCGCATCACTCACTCTTGATGATGCTGCTGACGCAATCCTTGGAAATTGGACGGACACTGAGGAAACTCAGTCATCCAACGCAGAAGACCAAGAGGCAACAGCCGATACTACTAGTGAGACTGAGGTAGAGGAAGCTGTAGAAACTGAAGAAGATGAAACTGAAGGCCTAGAAGCATCTGAAGAGGACGCTGAGGACCCTGAAATAGAAGCCACCGAAGAAGACAGTGATGAAGCATTAGAAGCGTCAGCAGAAGACGATGAAGAGACCGATGAAACAACAACAGAAACGGTCACTCTCGATGATGACACTATTGTAGAAATCCCAGTTGACGGTGAGACAAAACAGGCATCCATCAAAGACCTCAAAAGACTCTACGGTCAAGAAGCATCTCTCACCAGAAAGTCTCAAGAAATGGCATCAACTCGCAAGCAAGCCGATGAACAAATGCAAAAAGCCGATGCGTCATTACAAGCGATGATTAGCCGTGCCCAGGAACGCTATAAGCCTTATTCTGAAGTCGATATGCTGGTTGCCAGCAAACAGATGAACGCTGAGGATTTTACTGCTCTCCGGGCTGAAGCTAAACAAGCTGAAGATGACCTGAAGTTCTTAACTGAAGAGGCCGATGGCTTCTATGGATACGTCCAGGAACAACAGCAAGCTGCGAAAGCAGAAGAGGCCAAGGACTGCATCAAAGTCCTTCAGGAGCAAATCCCTGACTGGAACAATGAGCTGTACAACGATATCCGTACCTACGCAATCTCGCAGGGACTCCCCGAACAGTCCGTCAATCAATACGCTGACCCTAATGTCATTATGTTGCTCAACAAGGCGCGTATGTTTGACCAGACCAAGAAGGTAGCCACCGTCAAGAAAGCTAAGGCAGCTAAGAAGGTCCTGCGCTCCAAGAAAGCTCCACCATCAAAAGCTGACATTAAGAGACAACGTCAGCAGAAGCAAGTGGAGAAACTTAGAGCCAACGGTAATGACCTCGACAACATTGCAGATGTCATCATGTCTGGCTGGGAGTGATGCCTCAAGTCTAATTTCCAACACAAGGAACAAGCCTTATGGCTACACTTCAATCCTATACGGTTGTGGGATTAAGCGAGGACGTATCGTCCACCATCGCCAACATCTCGCCTAGATAGCTGGGCCGTCTCAGAGTAATCTGGGATTGTAACTAGGAGAATTGCTGGAAACTCGTAGTAGCGTGGTAGCTGCCGACAATCAGCAGCCGAGCCTCTTATATTAAGAGGAAGGTTCAACGACTATCCCATCCGGGAGTACACTCAAGTGAGTGGAAGCACCTAGCCCCTCTTATACAGAGGGTGAAGATATAGTCTGACCTGTATGGAAACATACAGCAGTCCCTCAGAGGGACGGAGTAGAAACTAACGAGTCTACTTGAACATAAGTGACCTCCACACCCTTCCAGTCGATGATAAAGTCCGAGAAAGTACACGCTCGAACTTTTGAATTCATGGAAGATTCCATTCGTGCAGCAGGTGTCAATGCCTT